GTAAGGCTCACAAGCAACCTTTACTTTGAGTGCAACGCCTTGCATAAACATCTTCTGAGTGTCAACTTCAAAGCGTCCATGGTATGTGTAACCTTCATCCCAGGACAACTTGAAGTCATACGCTCTGCCGTGTAAGAAATTGCGCAGTTTAGTAAGAGATTGCTCAATCTCTGGCCAATCAAGAGCGGCGTTTGGATAGCAGGTAAACTCGATTGTGCGTCTACCAAAGAGTGGGCGGTGTGCGAACCATTCAGAGAGGTCTAGAACGCCATCTGCTCCAGGAATAGTGACTTGCATGGTCTTTGGTGCAGGCGGCGTATCAACGTAGTCCGTCATGATCACGTTGAATGTCTCGCAAAGCGGCATGTCTCCTACATATATCTCGAGGTTCATCGGCTAACCACCACCTTGTAAGCACCCAGGTTGGCATCAACGTAAGGTGACACCACACCACCAACAAGTCTTGCATCCATGTAGAGCTTCATGTTCTTAAGGTCCTCGCGCATGTTCCTAATCTCAGCAACAACAGCGCTCTCATGGTTAGACTCATTCATTGCGTCAACCATGTAGCCTTTGATGTTCTCGATTGGAAGAATCGCTTCTGGACCTGCTTCACCGCCAACCATAGGGCGTGAGCCATTCATACCAAACATCGTTGGCTTAGTCAGAATGCCGCCTTCTGCGTACCAGTCAATGCTGAGATGTGGCACTGAAGGTGGAGCAATCGAGAAAGAGCCAGAGATGTTAAAGTGTGGCAGCTTGATGTGTGGCAGCTGAATAACAAGGCCAGCAAAGAAACTCTTAATTCTGCCAGGAATACCAGAAATAAAGCTAACCATGTTATTAAAGTTGCTCTTGATGCCGTCACCAATCGAATAGCAGAAGTTCTTCCATGCAAGGAATGCTGCTGTTCCCAGTGATAACGCGGCTGCAATACCACTCATGCCATTGTGAACAACTGTTGCTAGTCCCTCGATAACAGGTCTAAGACCGCCGCAAATCTCACGGACAGTAACGCCAAAGCTAGCTGCGTCACTACCAGCATTGGACATATCGTCACCCATGTCCTTAAAGAGCGGGGTAACAGACTGAATGCAAGCTGTGAGGTCCTTGGATATTTGGTCAATGAGTGGCTGTAGAGCGTAGAAGACACCATTAACGGTATCAATCAAGAAGCTCAGAACGCCATTCAAACCTTCCATTGCGCCACGGACAAGTGGCAACACACTAACGCCAAGCTCCATGAGTGGCTCAATAAATGGAGTGAGTACGTTCAAAATGTTCGAGAGCAAGTCCATAAAGAACTCTAGAGCTAGTGACACCTGCTCCATGTTAGCCTTGAAGATACTATTGACTTCATCCAGGGCGTTTGTATTCTCAATAATATTGTTGAAGGAATCACCAATGCCTTTTGCAAAGTCTTCAATTGAGCTTATAAGCCCCTCAAGAGAATCAGCGACGCCATAGACATCAAAGCCTGTTGTATCGATGAAGTCACCTATAGCAACTTGGTTGTCAGATAAGAAAGACTCAATAGATCCTGTCAACTTTTCTGCGACACTAGCTCCAAGGTCTTTAAGGTCCGTTGCCTTGGCTGCGCTCGTAAACGATGAGAACATACCAGACGCAATAGACTTAAAATCAAGGCTCTCGACAACAGCAGCAAGCATGTTGCCAAGTTCCTCGCCGATACCCTTCGCAACGTCTGGCAGAGCCTTAAAAAGTCCCTTAGTAATTCTGACGATTGTTGGGATGAGGTTCTTTGCAACCGTTCCAATAGACTTCAGAAGCTTCTCAGACATGCCTTCAATGTCGCCGTTTGGGTCAGCAATGGCCGTGAGCCAGTTCTCCCAGGAAGCCTGCATCATCTGAATAGAGCCTTGGATAGTCTCTGCTGCTTCTTCAGCAGAGTTGCCCATAATGCCTTGCTGTTCCTGGATGTCATGGATTGCCTGGACGATGTCGCCGTACTTCTCAATCGTCAGGTCACCAGCACGGCCTTGCGCCTTCTCAAAAGCGTTAGCGTCTGCAATAAGACGCTCCATCTCTTGCTTTGTACCACCATAGCCAAGCTTCAAGTTGTCAAGCATCGTGTAGTTCTGCTTCGCGAAGCCTTGGTATGCGTTCTGAATGTCTTGGAGATTAGAGCCAAATATTGACGCGTTATCGGCCATATCAGTAATTGCCATGTTGCCCGCACGAGCTGCTGCAACTACATCGCCGCCAAAAGATTGCTTAAGCGCAGCGCCCATGCTGTTGAGCTGATCCATGTACTGGTTCATCGAGACACCAGCAACGGCATAGGCTGCTTGAGCATTAGCCATGACCTGACTCGATGCTTCGCCAAAAATCTTCTCTACGCCGCCTGAAAGCTGCTCAAAGTTTGCATACGCGTCAAGTGATTGTTTGCCAATGGCAATCATTGTGGCACCGATGGCAGCAACTGCCGCTGTAACTCCCAAGGCAGCTGTCTTCATACCGTCAAACGCCGCTGTTGCTACGCCTTCGTTAAAGCCTTTAGTCGAGGGAATGACAGATACATAAGCAGAACCCACTTCTGCGTTAGCCATATTCACCTCCTAATTTAATGTGAGTCCCACCAGTCGTTAAATTGACTAATTGGGATTGGGTCCTTGCCATAAACCTCCTCTTTGGCGCTCTCAACGCCAGGGCGTGTAAGCGGCTTAGGCTTAGGCTGCTTCTTAGTTATGTGAGCAGAGGAATACATCCATGTAAGTTGGCTTATCTGGTCTGAGAGCCTTGCAAGAAGCTGTGGAACAATCTCCTGTGATTCCCAGAGCGCATAGTCAATGTCATCCGGATGTGTCGCCTTCCAAAGTGCAGAAGTCTTAGGCAAGTTTTGGATAAAAGAAAAGAGCGCCCTATAACTAAGGCGCTCTCCAAGGTCATCTAATGTGAAGCTTGTGAGTGTCATGAGGTCATATTCAAGCTCTCCAGTATGCTCAAGAATCACCTGCGAGAGCCAAACTATTCCCCCGCTTCGACCTCACCAGCTTCAACACGCATCTTATTCCACTCAGACATGATGGAAGATAGATCGTCAATACTAAGCTTCTCAACCTCAACAACATAAGGCTTCAAGAAGCTTACGAACCACTTCACTGCTTCCATGCTAGAAGCTTCAGCATTCTCAAGAATGCCAACACGCTCAATGTCTGCGAGAGTCAGCTGGAGAGGAATATGACACTCTGCACCATCAACGGTAATATCAAGCGTCTTGTGTGAGGTTGAGAAGTTAAGCATTATCGAGTCACTACTCCATCATCGGTAAGAATGTAGATACTGTTGCCCTGTGCGTCTGGCTGGCACTTCAGCTCGACTGGAAGTGTTACAGCTTCAGCGGACTGGAAGTTCATCTCAGAAGGTGGAATAGCCTGGCCGCGAGGAACGATAATCATCATCTTCGCAGCGCCATCCTTCAGCTTGAACACCCACTCGCGGACCTCTGGAAGCCTTGCACCGATTGCAATCTTCATCTGCGTGCCACGGGTAGAAGTTGCAGCGGTAACGGTTACTGCATCCTTACCAAACGCTCGAGTCGCTGCACGCTCGGACATCTCAAGCTCAGTGAACTTGACCGTACCATCGAACTTCTCCAGGAGCTGGCGAACATTAGCGCCGTTTGCTTCTGTAATGTCCTTGGTAGAGTAGTCGGTAGATAAAGCGATACCGTCGCTGGAGATATAACCAGAGTCCTTAAATGCGGCATTAAGAGCAGCGTTTAAGTCTGTCGGAATAGGAGTGCCGACTGGAGCGTCCAGGACAGCGCCAGTGGTAGCCTGGTCGAGAGCGCCAACAAGTACTTTGGAAGCGTCAACTGCCATAGTTAATTCCTTTCGTCTTTAATATTGACTGACATAGAAAATGTGACCTGCCACACGACAAAGTCGCCTTCCTGTTTGCCATAGCTGAATACGTTTGGCGTGAAGACGGCATTGATGTTTCTATCTGTTGGCGGGGTCACTTTAAGAGCAATTGCAAGCTCATGAGCAACCTGCTCAGAGCGTGCGCTGCTCCTAGTCCAAATTGATATGGTGTACTCAGGGGAATCATGCGGGTAGTCCATCTCGCCGCCTGTACGGTCAACAAGAAGGAACTCGTCTGGAGTGTTCTTCTGAACTTCGGTTGAACATGGCAAACCGATTGTGGTATGTGCCCATTTAATGACATGCTCCATTGAGCTGAATATCATGATTACCCCCTAGCTGCCTTTTGCAGCGTGTTATGCAGAGCATTAGAGTTGATTGCGTGTACACTTGCTGTGTGAACTACAGCGTGAGCACGGTTCTTTCCGACCGTGACCTTTACGCCATAATCTTTTGCGCCATACATTGAAGCAGCACGAGCTCGTATCTTCTCTGCACTCTTACGTAAGACTCCCTGCGTCTTAGCACCAGTCAAGATTGATGTCAGCTTGTTAGCTTTATAGATCATCTTGACTGTGCCACCAGCGTTAGAAGCCGTGAACTGCCTAGCCATCTACAACTCCAAGCGGTACTAAGCAGCTCCATCTCCAACCCTTCGGAATCATCTGCTCTGGGAAGTCGACTGGAGCGCCAACAACGTTAAACCAACGCTTTCCATCCGGACTAACCTGTGCGCGTCTAAGACGCTCTGCCCAGCCTCGAGGGAAGTAAGCAGTCGCTGTGACTTCAACGCCTTCAGGTCTACTTACCTCCAAGTCCTTTGGCTGAAATGGCGCGAATAGACATCCAGGAACGCTTATTGGCTCTGAATACGTAAATGACTCATTGCCAAAGCGGTCGGTACCAGATGACGTGCGCTCCTTAACAAAGAGCGTCATTGTTGGCTTCATTAGTCCTCCTTTGGAAGAGGGTTTGCGAATATCGCGTACCCCTCATCGACTCCAAGAAGTGACTTCTCAAAAGCTGTGAAGTAGATATCTCCCGTTGGATTTGAGTAGGATACTGAGCCGCCAAAAGGAGACGCAGTCCAGGACTGCGACTGCACTCCAATTGGTGTTTCTGAGCCAGCTTGAAGAACTCGGATTGCCACCTGGCAAACAACGAGCTTCAGAACAGCTGGGTCCTTAGACTCAACATCGCAGAGAGAGCCAACAGCAGCAGAGATAAGGGAGAGCAGGTTCTCCGCTCTCCCTTCGTCTGTTGCTTCTAGGGTTGGAAACATTGCTTTTAAATCGCTCAGAGTTGCGAAGGGCTTAATCTGCCCCGCCATAATTAAGCGCTCTTAAGAACTGCGAAGCCCTTAGGGTCGATTACAGCGTAAGAGTAGACAACCTCTGCACGGTAAGCAATCTGACCAAGGCGCTTGAGGTCGCCAAGTCCGTCTGGATCACCAGTCTCGATGGTCTCAAGGTTGATGTCGCGGACAACGCCCCACTTAATTAGATTGAAGTCACCCATAACAGCGAGAACCTTGGTTGCAGTCTTAGCAAGAGCACCGGAGACGGTGTTGGAAGTCGCAGCTGCAAGGCCATCGACTACACCAGTGTTGAGATTGATTGGAATCTCAGGGAACATGCGCAGACCGGTGTTCTTAACACGAACCTTACGCAGGCTGGAAGCATAAGCCTTAGAAAGACCGATACCAGAGATGGAGTAGCCTGGGTCAACTGCATCAGCGAGTGCATCAAGGTCAGCTGCTGGGTCAGTTGTTGCAGTGACAGCGGTTGCACCAGCAGTCAGAGCAGTAAGACCAGAAGCAGCCATACCAGTTGCAGGATTAAGGGCATGGAAGACGAGATAGTCAAGACCACGGCCAAGAGCGGCAGCAGACTTGTCAACGATTGCGTCAACAATCTGGAGTCTGCTATCCTCGTCTGCCCATTTAACCTCATCGGAGAAACGTACAGTAACAGAGAGCTTCTTGATGATGTGGTCGACTGGTTTCAGACCGACAGTCTGAGAAGAGTGCTGTGTGGACTCACCGACAACCTCAGCTTCTGGGTCCTGAGTGAACAGGATGGAAGCGCGGTTTGCAAAGATTGCTGGAGAAGAAGCAGACAGAGTCTGAATGACGGAAGTGTCTGCAGCCTTGGAGACAATGTCCTTTGCAATCTCAACAGGGAGCTTAATGTTAGTGGTATTTGTTGCTGGCATTGTAAATCCTTTCTTTAATTACCAAATAATTGACGTGCAAGTTCAACTTTTGCGGAATTCTCTCCTGCTTCTGTGGTGAACTTGCCAGGGTGTGGAGCTTTTACTCCTGCTTTAGGCTTTAGGTGCTTGACGAGTACTTCTGCAAACTGGCGCATATCCTCTTCTGTGGAACCCACAACAAGCTCCTCCGGCACATTAAACTCAGACGCAATCTTTTTCTTCATTGAGGCTTGTTCCTCACGGGTCTTATAGCCCTTTACTGCGTCTTCAGCTTCCTGCGCACGTTTCTGTGCTTCTGCAAGCTCCTCTGTGGCTTTTGAGTTCTCCTTAGAGCGCTTCTCCCATTTGCGTGCTTGGGCTTTCCAATAGTCGACAGTGTCGGTCTCATCAGGCTGTGCAGCTTCCTGGACTTCCTCTGTTGTCTCTTGTACTTGCCCCTGCTCAGTAGTGTCTGGCATCTCATGCCCCTTTCTGTCCGTGCGGACCTAATAAAAAACCAGCCGTGCGGCTGGTTGATTACACAATGGATTTAATGGCTTCCCGCCTACGAATCGAACGTAGATCTAAAGAACCAGAATCTTTTGTTTTTCCGTTAAACTAGCGGGAAATGTGGTATATTGTCATTAACAGGGGTTGGTCCTGCCCGGCTAATCGGGGGGGGTCAACCCTCGTTTTTTATAATTAGGAAGTCTGTCCCTCCTGGAGAGACGTACCACACTTCATCGTAATATTTCTTACGTTTTATGATTTCTTTGACATCACTTTCTAATGATCTAGTGCTGCCTTCAGTCGTAAGTATTACAATTATTGGCTTTTCACATTTCAGATTCTCCCATTTATCTTTAGCGGATTCGAGGTTACCCTCAATGGAATGTTTACCACCACCTGCGTTTTTATGCTCAACAAAGAGATGCTGGTCTCGAAGCCAAAAATCAATATTCTTGCTGCCATCAGGTGCATCTTCTTTCAGAGAAATAGGGCTGAACCCCATTGAAGAGAGGATATCTATCGCACGTTTCTCATCAGCTGACAACTCCTCACGCGGTTTGAAATACAAAGGCTCCGTTGGCTTTCCTCTGTAAAGCCAGTCTTTATTTCTCCTACCAGCTTCTGCAAGGACTCGATCTCTCAGCTCTTTATTGCTTCTAACCTCTGCAAGGCTCTCTTTGATTCCTAGATTCTTGAGGATAGCGTTGAAGCTCTTCTCTGTTTTGGTGTAATCAAAACCACCGACCGTAGTTCCAGCCTTACCAGCAACAACCTTACATTTGCAATGATCGTGGTAATGAGAATTTGCTCCTGATTCCGTATAGTAAAATCCAAGAGATGCAAGCATTGCGCAGAATGAACACTCACCGCCTTGTGGCACGCGAGCAAACTTCATTCCGTTTCTTGCGCCAGCTTTTCCTATCGTGCGATTAGCTTGCTGGAGAGTCTCGCTTTCAACAAGATTCCCACATGCTTCTAGGAATTGTTGACCTTTAATATCGTTTTTCTTGGCATATTCTTTTACATGATCACTAAACGAATCATTCACTCCAAAAGGCAATCTAGCAATATCAGAGTTTTTAGCATCGAGACCAGTTGTGTTTGTAAAAAAATCAAGTGCAACAGAGCTCGCAGCGTCACCAAAAGAAAGTGTCGTACTAATCATTGATTTCTCAACAAGCTTGAGAAATTCTTCATCGCCCATAGCTGGGTTTGCCTTCAACCCAGCTTCCACAAGACGCTTAAAAGTTGCCTTGGACTTTTCTTGGACTTGAGATAAGCGTCTGTGATACTCATCCATATCCTTTTTTGAAATATCCATGATTACTCACTTTGTGCGGCAGTTCTAACCAGCTCCTGTGCCGCAAAGCGGCGGCGGTCAGCCTGAAGCTCTGTGAGAACATCATCCTTATAGCCAAGAGCTCGCAGAGGAACATCAGAGCTTGCAAGCCATGGGAATGTCGATACCTGCTTTGTGATGGCATCAGACATCGAGACAGGCGATGGTGTCTCTGGGTTAGCAAATACAGCCGTTGTCTCGTTGTCTCGCATGGCGCTGTAGAAGTCTAAATCATGCTTTACCGCGAGAGCCATAGCAGAGACGTTCACAAGAGATCTCTTGCAAGAAGCAATGTAACTTGTGATGTCAATAATCGCATCTTCCTGGTTAGCAATGATGGCGTCTGCTGAAGTTGGGTTAGCAGAAGTGAAGCTCAGCGATGAAAGCGGAACATTGGTTGCGTCTGAGAACATGGAAGCGAGCAGCTTCATATAGTCACTGTGCGGCTGCATGGTAAGCTGTGGCAGCTGGCCATAGTTTGGAATCTGCTTGTTCTTGTTCGATGTTGCAATGAACGTTGAACCAATGAACGCGCCAAATGGTGAGTCAGCAATCTTCTGAGCAACGCTTGCATCAGCACCAAGCAAATATTTCTGTGGGGCAGAAGCAAATGCAGCCGTTGCGCTCATGTTAAGAATCTCACGCTGTGCATCATCGACAAGGCTCATAACCGTGCGGCTAATGCGTGATGTGCCGAACGGACGCTCAAGCGTTGAGTGGTATGCCACGGGCTCAACAGGCACACGACCCATTGAATGAGACTCTTCAGTTGCGAACCATCTACCATCGAGCAAGCTGAGCGTAATAAACGTGTCATCTGTGAAGACATAAACAAGAGTTGGAGTCTTAATCGACTGTGTTCTGTTCCACTCAGCGTCAACAACTACAAGAGCAGCTTCAATGCGCTTCTTAGCGTCTGACCAGATTGCAGATGCTGCTGTTGCAGGATAGCCAGAAATAACAACATCCGGCTCATTAAACTCTGAGTTGCCCTGAGTAACGCTGATAAACGCAACTGAGTGTCTAAGTGAACTCATGACTACTTTGCGAACCAAGTTCTCAAGATCGTTCTCACGAGCAATGGTACGCAGTTCTTCTTTAACAGCTGTGTCAGTTGCATTGAAGTTCTGGAACTGTACACGATCGGCCCACCAATTGACACACTTTGCGGCCCAGTCAATCTTGGCATCAATTTTGGAAGCCAACTGAGGAAGAACAGAAACGCCAAGGTCTTTAACCTTGACATTACCGTTATAGTAACGGTCTCTGAGAACATTCCTGGTATAGTGTTTGCGCCACACTGCCACAAGCTGAGAGACAACCTCTCTGTTCTCATCTGATAGACCAATGGCAGCAGCCATGGAAGCATCGAGTCCTCTATCCATTAGAAGAATACCTCGCCTTCATCTTCATCATCTTCGTATTGCTTTGCTGCCCAAGCAGCTAATGTTGCAGCTTCAACAACCGCTGCTCTTTCACCATCAAAGCCCCAGCCACCTGTGCGGCCGATAGGGCGCTTGTAGGACTCAGTAACTGCCTTTGTCAGCTCATCTTCTTCTGAGTCATCTAATGAATCAGGCTTAAACCATGTAATTGAGCCTTCATTGACTGCATCGACAAAGTCAACGTTGGCCGTGACTAAGTCAGCAGCCGCTGGAATTACCACATTGTCTTCTGGAACAAAATCGATAACTCGCCTATAGAGAGACTCAGCGCCCGCCTTGCCGTCAATGATGACTGGCGCCGTTTGAGCACGCTTAGTCACAAATTCTGCAAGCGCCTGCTTGCCGCCGATAGTAGCTCTCTTGTCCACGAGCTCAACGTGTGTGCTGTCACCGTCTTTTATCGCAACGCATACAGCGAAGTAGACTCCATCAACTGAGAACTTCACCGCATAGGCAGAAGGTGTGCCTTGAGGTGGCGTAGCTGTTGCACATCTTTGCCAAGTCTCTTTGTCAATGAGTGGTGCTCCTGCACCTCCTGCAAGCTCCTGTGGAGTAAGCCATACTCCTAGACACTCTTGAGCAAACTGCAAACTATCCATTTGAGTTCTAAGAGCTCGCAAAGCCGTAATGTTAGTAATACCTTCGACAAGTGATGGCGCTGCTTGGTACCAGCGTTCTTCATCTGTAACATCACCGACTTCTTCGAGTCCGTATTCAATCCAGGATGTCTTAATCTCGCCATTGTTGTTAATTGCATCTGAGCGCATCTTGTCGAACTTATCAGCAGGAGAACCAGCACGTCTTGGAGTTCCCATGTAAATGAATTGCGGGTTCTTATTAGGACCACTCGAGGTAGTTGGCAACAAGGTTTGAACGTGCTCTGGTAAAAGCTCCTGAGCCTCATCGACCACAATCAAGTCGAAAGTGTTACCAAGGTTTGCCGTCTTAGTTCTTGTAGAGAATGCTATAAAGCCTTCTCCTTTGCCTTCCATTTGCGACTTAAAAGTGAAGCTTTCTTGTGCGGTCTTTGATGAGACTCTTAAGAGCGAATCATTGAAGTACTTGATACCTCGCACCTTATCGTTTGGCTTTGCGCCTAAGATGTTGCGGAAGTCCTCGAGCGTCTTCATTGTCGTGTTGTAGTTGTGCGCGGTCCATAGAACACGGTAACCAAGCATCATCGCAAGTGTGATGATGTACCACTCAACAATGGTTGTTTTGCCATTCTGCCTTGGTACCGATAAACCAAAGATGCGCTGAATGAATTGAAGGTCAGTATCAACCGCTGCAAGAATCTCTAGCGCCTTGATTTGCCACTGTGCAAATTCAAAGCCGCCCTCTTTAGCAAGCGCAATGACAAGCGGTGCCAACGATTTGGTATATGGCTTATAGATGCAATATCTAGGCTCCAACAACGAACTTGAGGGCTTGTGCGACTGCGTCGTCGTGCTTTGTCTCAACGACATCTGTTGCATCAGCTCCCTCCAGCTCAGCAATCTGAGTGACCGCTGCTCGATACTCTTTGGAAATTGCGGAAATGTTGCGTGGATCAGCAACGAGCATTTGCTCTCTGAGCAAATTGCGAAGCTCCTTTAAGCGCTCAATTGTGTTCTGTTGTTTGCGCTCTCTGAATGGCAGCGTGTGAGTCAGCGTCTCTTTGTCTGGCAGCTTCTCCAAAGCTGTCTTTGCTGCGTTGTTCTTTTGTTGGTACAAGCTGTAGTACTTCTGCACTACTCGCACGGAACGACCAATGGTATCTGCAATAACCTTGTTTGGAACGCCCTGGTCTTTAGCTTTTAGAATGTAATTAATCTCAGTCTGCGAGAGTGTCGCTCCATACTTACTATTCGCCATGCACGCTCCTTCCGTTCACGTGTGCATTCTTATTCGTAGCCAGCTATATTGTCCTGTCTGAAAAAATGGCTCTGTGCCGCCGAGATAGCCGCTGCTTATAGGGGGTGAGGGTCACCCCGCCCCTAATTGCTACCACTGTCTGCTTCTGAATATCTTTCCTTGGCTCACATCGCAAGGAATCTTGTTACTCTTCTCACGATTGCAATGTCTGTGAGTAGCTTGTACATTGTCCTGGCTAAGTGCTGCCGCTTGCCCAGACTCAAAAGGACCAGCCCAGCAATGACGTTGCGCGTTGTAAAGTCTGAGCCAGTACCTTGATACAGGTACAACTTCATCAACTTCAAACGCATCCGGATGTCCAGCAGGTAGCGCATAGTTAATTGGCTTGCCACAAATAGCACACGGTAGTCCTTGAGCCATAAGCCAGGCTCTCAGCTTCCGTCTAGCATTGCCATTTCCCTGGCGAACATTCTTTGCCACTAGATCACCTTGCTAAACAAAAAAGCGCCCTGGCTTGTACCAGAACGCTTATTAGTTCCTTTGTTGCGTAAATCGCTACTGTACATAATATCACAAAACACCGCGCAAGAGTGCGCAAGAGTATGCAGAACTTATTTTCTCGAGTTCTCCATATCTTTACGAATCAGGTCTTTGATATAACTCGAGCGGTTCTTCTTTGATTCTAGAAACTCTAACAAGTCTTTATCGCTTGGATACAGGTTGAACATAATCGCCTTAACGTTGTTTTTGCGATACTTAGCACTCGCCCGCTTTTGAGCTTCACTAGTAGCCATTATCGACTTTCCTTCTTGCGAATGGTCTTGTAAAGAATGTGCGTTACTGCAACAGTAACTAATATGAGTAATACGTTTTCCATTTTGTGCTCCTTTATGCTAATCTTAGAGCCTAGGAGATACCAGCTGCAACTGATATCCCCTTTGGCTTTAAGTCCTTACTCTTCGTCGGGGTGGGACTTTTTTAGTTTCTCTGCAATCTTTTCAACTGTGACTGTAGCTACTGCTGTGAAGATTGCGAGAAATAATTGCCATATCTTTTCTTCCATCTCTCACCTCCTTTCTTGTTGTATATAGTATATAACTACTATCTATATATTACAAGCAAAAAGGCAAAAAAGATTATTTATTTTTCAAGAATTTTTCGATGTAATTCTCCTCATCAATTGTTTCAAATACTTCACGCTCTAACTGCTGAAGCGTTCTTACAGGAGTAAGAAGTCTCTCAGACACATCATTCCAAGTCAGGCATTGAAGATAGCGCCACTGAAGCAAGTCAGCATAAATAGAGTTACTCATTAGCTGGCATATGCCACCATCACCAAGCTGACTCACACCATAAAGAAGCGTATAAGCATCATTGATATAGCCGTAATTGTCATTCATTCTTTTAGATAACAATGCTTCTAGATCTATGCGCTTATCAACCTTTGCCATCGTGTCTTGATTAGAGCCTTTACTTCCACCAGCTGAATATGACTGAGCTTTTGCCCCCTCTGTCTCTTGAAGGCTCATAATTTGCTGCAATGCTCTTGTATTCTCTCTTGATGCTTCTGCTACACCATGAAAGAACTCTGACGCAGTCAAACCACTGTAATCCATAATTCTCCAAACGTGAACACGCTTAGTTAGAGTAGTTATTTAAATTATATGATTTAGCTGGCTTGATAGAGAGTTTTCAACATTATGTATACAAGTTTTCTACAACTTATAAACATTATTGTATTGTTGAGCGGAATAACCTCTAATTTTTTATAGGAGGGTGCGCAACCGGTACGCTTGCGAGCCTTTCTCCGCCGCTTTGCGAAATTGCTTTGCGTGCAATTCGCAAGCTGCTTTCTGCTATACCGTTACGCTTTTAGATAGAAAAGCGAAGCAAGTATAGCACATTGAAAATCTCATAATGAGCGTATCGAGCGTAACGGAATTTAATGAGCGCTACCAACAAAATCTACATAATTTTTAGCCTAGTTTTCTTAATTTAGGGGTCTCAGATGACTCCAAGACCCCTTTACATAGGCTCTACTCAACTAATAAATTAATTATTCTTTAGAACGGAATGTCCGAATCGTAAAGCTCTTCTTCTGGTGCCTGTGGTGCTGTGAATGAAGGTTGGTCCTGCGTTGTGGCAGCTGTTGTTTGAGCCTTTGAAAGAAACTCAATCTCTTCTACAACAACCTCTAGTTTGCTGCGACGCTGGCCGTCCTTTGTTTCCCACGAGCTGTAGTGTAGTTTTCCATCAATAGAAACCTTTGTTCCCTTGGAAATATAGCGTGAGAGAGCTTCAGCACGCTGACCGAATACAATGCAATCAATGAAGTTAGGGGCATCTTGCCATTTGCCTGTTTGAGGGTTCTTACGACGATCATTAACGGCTACACCAAACGAAAGGATATTTGTTCCTCCTGCTGTAGAGCGGAGCTCCGGATCTCTTGTGAGGTTTCCGGAGATATTAACGTGATTAATTGACATGTCGAACTCCTAAAAGTACTTATCGATGATTTTTTCAACGTCCATCACACGTGGCGAATATGAGTAATTAGACATTTCCCAAACAAGGAACTTATGCGGAAAACCTCTAATATCGTCACCATATAGAACTGAAACCCAGTTACCACGAGCCTTGAAATAAATGTGCTCAACACAAGCGTTGCTGCGGTCAGTCCAGGTCTTACCATAAAGCTCTAAAGCGTCACACAGTTCTTGACAGTACTTACTTCTCTCCATATATGCCCAACACCTCCAAAATCTCTTCAGGCGTTTTAGACGCTCCCGGACCGAACGCATAGTCATCTATCGAATGAATAATAGAAACTTCAAGCTTTAGTGGAAATCCTGACGAGATGCCACATACAATGCCACCTGGCGTTATGTAGTATGAGCACATACAACAAAGTACTGACCCATCATCTAATGGAATCCAAGTTCGCTCAGTAGTAAATCCAGAATGGTCTTCCCAAGGAATATTTTGAGCATCAAGCAATCTGCGTAGATCCTTTGTGACTTTAGAAACAGCCATGCTAATGTCTGCCTTTCTCTAACTGTCTGATAATTACTTCTTATCTAGCACTAACTAAGGGATAAAAAGAATTTCCAAGTTGAATGAACGTTTTTTGTAGAAATCAACTTGAATAAAAATTGCTGATTGCAACAAATTGCAACAAGCATTTAAGGCAATGAACGATTAGAGTTCTCTTTGTTCAATGGTCCTAAGAGCATCTCCAAACGCTTCTGCCGCTCCCCTGTCACGTCCAGGAAGCAAATGAGAATAGATTCTCAATGTCGTTGCTGGGTCAGCATGGCCAAGACGCTCTGAAAGAGTCTTTAAGTCAACGCCACTTGCCAAACACCAAGACGCGTGAGTATGTCTGAGTGAGTGGAAGGTAATGCCTTGAGGTAGCTGGAGAGTGCGTCTCATACGCGTAAAGGACCTCGAGACGCTCGTAGGGCGCATGTATGAGCCATCAAGACTAATTAACGGTGTAGAAGACTCTACAAAGGCAATATGAGCTTTCTGAAGCTTCATGTAGTCGCTAATAAAACTGATGTCCGAATCGGTGATGGCAATGTTTCTTGATCTCTTGCCCTTAGTGGACTCTCGTCTGTATGGCTTCCTGTAAGACTCTTCAATAACGGTACCGGATACATGAATATGCTTATATAGCATATTTACATCGCTGTATCTAATAGCGCAGACCTCACCACAGCGCATTCCCGTGACTAACGAAAGCCAGGCTGCAAATGCGCAAGCAACACGGGAATTAAATTCATTCTCTTGAACAGCTGTAGTAATCCTGGAATTAATAAGAGTACTAATCCCAGCAAAACCCCATTCTTCAATGGAGACGGCTTCATGTACTTCCCTGGACGGCTTGGCCACGTTAATAAGCGGGTTATAGTCGCATATTCCAGCAGAAACAAAGTAATTGTAAGCACCTCTCAAAAACTGATGCAGGTTAATTACACTATTTCGAGACAGCCCCTTCTTCAACAGATCCTGCTCAAAAGAGGTAAGTAAAGAGGACGTAACACTCCTTACATCCTCTTTACCAAGTCTTCCATTGATGTGGTTTCTAATAAAGCCTTCATGCTGCCTTGTA